GAGATCGCCTCGGCGAGCTGGCCGATGACGTGCAGAAAACCCCAGCCGTAGAAGCCCAGGCCAGGAAAGAACTTGTACTGCGTGAACCAGATGCGCTTGGCGAAGGTGGCATCGTTCTCACGCCAATTGCGGCGGATCGCCAGCACGTTCTGTGTCGTGGCATCCACCGTGACGATGTACTGCGGCTCCTGCCGGCCCTCGTCGAACTCATCCACCCCCTCAGGCAGCGACAGCTCGACGTGGTACTCGAGGAACTGATACAGCTCATCGTCCTCGTGCAGCACGCGCTCACGCCGATCGGCGCGGTCCTCGATCGAGCGGCCCTCCCCTTCATCGGCGAAGCTCGGTGGATCGGGCAAATCGATGTCGATGAACTCCCCGCGCGCCATGGCTCGGCGCACTTCGGCGCCCGTCATGGGATACCGGTGCGCATAACGCGGGCAGTTCTTGAGATCGCGCGCGAAATACGGCGCGATGAAGTCCTCGGCCTTGATGTAGCGGGCGTGCGGCAGCCCGTCGCGTGCATCAATCCATACCTTTCGGAACACGCTGCCGACGACCGGCAGGTAGAACAGCATCTGATCGGTGTCGGCGTAGTAGTCCGGGTCCTCGACCGTCAGGTAGTAGTTCATGAAGGTCTCGGCGCGCTTGACCTGCGCACGTGACTCCTCGGTACCCTCGCCGGCCAGGTCGCCCTTCACCGGCCCGGTGGCCGGGAAGAACTCCTCGATCGCGTGCGCCTGGAACTGCACGCAAGCCTCGGCGATGACCGGGTGCTGAACCGCGGCCGCACCCGGGAATGGCAAGGAGCTCGAATCGACACGCTCGATCCCGAGCAACCTCAGGGCACGATTGGTGAGGTCTTCCCACTGCGAGCGGGATTCCAGATCGACACGGGAGTACTCCACCAGCTTCTGCGCCAGGCCGTAGCGCTGGGACGCAGTGAGCCGCTCGGCGAGATTCGCGCCGAATCCTTCCTGCTGGGCGTCGAGATCCGCGAGCGCGCTGTTGGTCGGCTCGCCGGCGAGCAGCGAAACGACTTCCGAGCCGTCGGGATGCAACGTGAACTCGGTATCCCCGGATCGGCTCGTGACCGGTCGGTCGGGAAAGAGTTCGATGACTTCGGCGAGTTGAGCTGCCATACCTGCTGTCCCGGGTGGGACGTGGTTTGATGGCGGCAGCTCGCGGGACGAGGGGCCGTACGGGCGAGATTCTATGCGCGGATCAGGGCGTTATCAAAATTTCGACATGTCGCGCTCGGGCCGCAGCCTGGGATAAGCATACCGTCTACGACGGCGTATCGCGGTACGAAGCAGAAGCGGCAGTAATCGGTCTCCGAATCGAAGTCATGCGGCGGGAGCTCTGCTAACGGCGGCGAGGGGAATTCCCCGCCGCCGCCGGCTTCGCCCGTTGCTACGCCAGCCACCGAAATAGCCTTCGCGGTCACGCCGCATCCCCCGCGATCGGCGTATCTGGTCTCAATCGCACCACGCGAACAGGCCGAGGCCTACTCTCCCGGTCCTGCAGCACCATCGCCCACCCTTCTGCGAAGTACTCGACAAGCACGCCGCGAAAAACGTGCCCGTTATGCTCGCTCCACAGGGACGTGAACTCGACGCGGGCGCCCGCCGCAAGCTGACTGGCAAGCTCTGTTCTGGCGCGCGGCTCCCACCACGCGGTTTCGTCGATCAGTTCGTCAGCCATAGAAGCTACTCCGCCGCGCGATCTTCGGGTCGAACAGCGACAAATCATCCTCGTTATCATCGTCGTCCTCAAGCTCCAGGTCCATGTGCTTGCGCATGTACTGCAGCGCGATTGCCGCAGAGGCGATCTCGTCGTCGAAGTCCACGTCCGGGAACTTGGCGCACACGTCAATGAACGACTTCGCCCACGGTCGGTCAACGTACCAGATGGAGCCCTTCTCCAGCGGCAGACTGGCCATGTGTGCCCGATAAACCAAGTCGCCTTGGATTTTCACGGCGCGCACTGGCAGCTTCTTGGCCCGCAGCTCCTTAACCAGCGAATGACCAGAGGCTTTCTTCTCGACCAGGATGCGATCCGGCTCCCACAGCTGGCCCGCCTCGATCGCCTCGTCGCGCAGTTCGCCGAACCCAGGGCGCCACTTCTTTCGCTCGAGCAGCAGCGCGTTGACCCGCTCGGGACCGTAACCGATACGTCCCTTGTTGCCCTCAATCAGGTCCTGGTTGAGAAACAATCCCCACGTTGTGCGAACGCTGAATGAGTCCTGCTCACCTTCCTCGAACGCCGTGTCGTACGCTTGAATGACTTCGATGAACTCCGGCAACGGCCGCTCACTCTTGCGGTATTCCAGATGCCACTTAGGCCATGCCCACTTGCGCCACCACTTGAGCTTCCAGATCTTGCCGCCGGCGCCCTGCGGGTTCTGCTGATACTGTGCCTGATAGACGCGATCCGAGATTGCATCCCTGATCGCCTCGATCGTGTCCTCGTCATAGCGCGACGGGCACAGCAATGAGCCGGGCTTCTCCCGCGGATCTCGAAAGATCGGTTCGCCCTCTGGCCCCTTGCCGCGGTTTCGATACGTGATGCACTTGCGGCTGCCGTCGTACTCCATGGCGAGTCGAAGTACGACCCAACGCTTTTCCTCCTTGTCGAGCACGTGGTGCAGGACATCCTGCGCGTGTGTTGCCTGGGCGACGTAGATACGCCGGGCGGTGTTCGGATTGTTCACACGGGAGCGCCAGGCGCCGTCGTGCCAGGAGATCACCGCCTTGCGGGCGGCCTCATGCTCGACTTCGGCCGCATTGTGCGGATCATCTAAGCAGTTCGCAACTAATACTCCCCGCTCCCCGGCGAAGAAATTATGATTGCGCTCCACAGTGATGCAGTAGGTCTGGTTCGTGTGACCAAGCGAACGAATGAGCGTTGGCTTCCGATTCCTGGATTTGATGGGCTTTACAGCGTGTCTGATCTCGGACGCATTCGTACCGAGGAACGAATTACAGCTTCCACCTCGGTTAGCGGTCGTAGGCGTATTAAACGGCGAATCCTTCGAACGCCAGATGACGGTAGAGGCTATGCGCGGTTCAACGCCAGGAAGGACGGTCGCTCTCATCACCTGTTCGTGCATCAGGTCGTGATGTACACCTTTGTAGGCCAACCGCCAGCCGGATGCGAGGTCCGGCATCGCGACGGAAACAGTTCGCGAAACCACCTGTCGAATCTTTGCTATGGCACGCGCGCTCAAAACATCGACGACGCCAAGCGGCACGGAACGTTCCCCCGCTATGAACTTCGGCCAGGCGCGAAGCTGACCAAGTCCAAGGCGATCAAGATCGCTGCAAGTACCCAGAGCGCAGCAATACTCGCGCGTCGTTATGGGATCAAACCATCCGCCGTCTATCGGATTCGAACAGGCGATACGTGGGAGGCTGTCACGCGCCATATACGGTTGAAGAGCTATCCCAGGGTTTTCTACCAAGGTGGCCGCGTCAAGCTCACAAAGGCGAAGGTCATCGCACTCATGCGATCGAGTGAAAGCAACCGTGTTCTGGGCCACAAGTTCGGGGTAAGTCACCGCGCGATTTCGATGATCCGGCAAGGGCGCTCCTGGAAGCACGTCGCTCGGCCGTAGCTGCTGCGCCTCCACCCATCCACGATTGAGCGTCAACAGACGATGGTCGCCCGTGCAATGCACGGCGGAGCCGTCGTCGCACTCCACGGCAATGATCTTTCGCCCAGGATTTTGGTGAAACGCCGTGATCCGCTGATAACTTGCAGCTCCAGTTGATTCATCGATCGAGAGTGCAAGCGCCCTGATTCGCTCATGGACGATCTTTCCAATCGGCAGTAAGCCGCGATCGGTCCACACCAGCTCATCGCCGGGTAAGCACAAATAGTTGCCGCCGAGGCCGGTCGTTTTCGAGCCCACGCTGATCGTGGTGCGATAACCGCCGGCGGTAGTCGAAAAGCGATCGACGCGGTTCTCGTCCGAGAGAATCATCACGTCCGGATAGCGCGACTGATACCACTCCGATTCCACGAGCCGGCGGTTCTTCGCCGCATCGATCTTGGCCAGGTCGGCCGCGTAGGACGCGCATAGGAACTGCTCTTCCGGATGATCGGCCCAGACCCATGCGGGAAACGCCACCGAAACGATCGAGGACTTCGAGGACCTCGGCGGCACCATGATCATGAGGTTGCGGATGTCACCGAGCACAACGAACGCCAGGTGGTCGCACAGGGCATCAATGTGCCAAGCCGGCACGAACGGCGCCGGATCGATCAGCGGCCAGGACGTGCGAACGAACTTGCGAAGGGAACGCCGACAGGTCTCAGCGGTGACCGCGGTGTAGTAGCGCTCGACCCGCTGCGCGGGCGTGAGATCAGCAAATTGTTGCAGCACCTATCAAACTCACCGCATCCAGTTCATGCGGGAGCGAGGGCCCGAGGGGCCGGCGCTGCCAATGGGAAAGCGTGTTCGGCTATCTACGTCTCGAGCGGCGAATTGTCATGCGCGGCTCGTGCACGAATGTACATCACGAGGCGTCATCGACGGCCTGATCGATCCTTGCTTTACGCGCGATAATCTTGCGCGCAGCGCCGTAGGCTGACAGATCGCGTGTCGGGTTCTCGGTCACCTTCGCTGGCGCTCGCTCCCGGCCCTTGCCGTATCGGTCGGGCTCTCGCTCGCCCAGGCGCTCCTTGAGCATGCGCTGGCGCGTCTCGGGATCGGCCGGACCGACCTTGCGGCGGCCGTCGCCCTGCATTTCGTCACGGATCGATCGATTAGGCATGGTCATCGCCCTCCGAGGGTGGAGCTTTGGTCAAGGCAGACTCTTGCCGATCCATTTTGCCAGTCTGCTCGTAGCGGTGCTGACGCTCATCGAAATCTGCCGAATAGGCAGCTATCAGCATTTCGGTGGACTGAATCACCCTCTCAGGACGCAGGTCTTCCGGCCGCAGTGTGGTTCTAGAAACTGTCGCTGGCAGCGACTGCACACATCCAAGTAGACGATTAATTTTTTCCTGCTTCTGGATGAACAGCTCCTCCATGAACTCTTCCTTTACGCGCCGCAGGTAGAGCTCACGACTCAGTTGCCGGACCTCGTACAAGTACGAGAATTGCCGGAGACGACGTAACCACCGCTTCAGTCGAGTGAACATGGACGTTCTCCGCAGGAGTACAAGTGGTGGAGCGGGGAGGATTCGAACCTCCACGGTCTAGCCGGCCACTGATTTACAGTCAGGCACCCTGCCATTTTAGGTGTCCGCTCCAGATCTCTTTGCGAGCTTCTTTGCCACGCGCCGCTCGCTGCGTGTCTTGGGCTGAGCCGCAGCCTTCTCGATCGCAGCCGCGACCGCCTGGTTGACCGACGGTGGGCGCACTATGGGGGATTGCGGGAACATCCCTGCGGTGTATTCGCGATCGATCTTCAAGTCGAAGATGCGTGACAGATGCGACAGCATCGCCGGCGCCATCGGGGTCCACCGCACGGCGGCGTTGCCGTCCTTGCGCACGAACCCGATCATCAGGCTCTGCAGCTCGCCGGCATCGGCGGTGACCTGAGCAAGCAGTCGAGTGACATGGTCAGGCTGTGTGGGCGTCTGCAAACCTTCGGATTGTTTCTCGCTCGTCACGGCCGCCATACGTAATCCCCTTTGTCTTCGACGATCTTCGGCTCGGTTTCGACGCAATGGCACACCGGTGACTGATTCTGCGCTACCGGTCGCCAGTAGTTGCGTATCAGGCCGTTTGGCACGTGGTTATCTTCCGTGGAATCGGTGAATTCGAATTGTTTCAGTACCCAGCGGGCGAGCGAGTCACTGCAGCGGTGAGGTTTCGGTGACAGGTATTTCAGACCGCTGATGCTGATGTGGTACTCGTGCCGATCGGGTCCTTCGCCGCTTACGTTCTCAATCGCGCTGAGTACCTGCACTTCGTGTGCACGGTTGTACCAGCGCTCGATCGCGTACGCTCGGGCGCGAAGCTCGGCAGTGATCATGCTCATGTCCCACCGCTGCCAGCCATTGCCGCGCGGCCGCAGCGGCTGAATAATCAGCGGCACGGAACCTCGGAGCATGTTGATCTCGACACTACGAAGAACGTTCACCTGGACTCCTCATAGAGACGGAACTTGGTGCGCTCCAGCAGCCCAAGCGTGGTCAACGGGTCAGGGCTCGCGGGCGGGCCGAACAGCGGCAATGGGCCGAGCGAGATCAGGATCAGCACGATGCCCACGAGGCCGAGACCGGCACCGATAAGTTGGTTGCGATTCACTTGACCTCCAGCGCCGAGCCGCGCGTACGGCCTTCGATGAGTTTCTGCATGTTCGCTTCCATTGCCTCGAGCTGATCGAGCGGGACCTTGGACAGATCGACGTGGGCATGCAGGTGGCGGTGGCGGTGCTCGAGGATGATCTTCTCCGAGAAGCCACCCAGGTGCTTGACCAGGTCGACCAGCCGACCTTCCTTGTTGCGCAGGATGTAGCCGAGCGCGCCGCTCGCGTCCGGCTTGACCTCGATCGCCACCATCTGCTCGCGCGTGAGCTCGTCGAGCCGCTTGCGCCGAGCGACCGGCGGCTTGTTCTGTTCCTTCGCAGATTCGAACACCAGATAGTCGTACTCGTTGACGAACGCGATCTTCGCGATCTCCTGCAACACCGGCTCAAGCTCGATCGCGATCTGCTTGGCGGCCGCCTGCGCCTGGTGCGCGAGCAGCCACTGGATGTAGTCGTGGTTGCGCTTCTCGAGCAGATACGCGTTTTGCTTGGCGTTCTTCTCCGAGTATCCGGCACTCAACGCGGCTCGCATCGCGTTGCGATCGGCATCCTTGATGTATTCCTCGCAGAACCGTCGCTCCTTCGCGCTCTTCGGCATGAGCTTCGGCAGGCCGTAGCGAGTATCGAGCTGCGCCGCGGCCACCGGCTTTGGTCGAGGCTTGCGTTTCGTCATTGCCGCCTCGGCGGCGTCGGCACAACGATGCGCGCGCCATGCGCAGGCTCGCTCAACTGATGACCGAATCGCGAGCGGAGCTCGACCTTCTCGGCATCGCGCAGATCCCGCTGCAGATACTCGTTCAGCGCATCGCGCAGCGACAGATTCGCCTGCGGATCGCGCGGATGGTCGTACGCATACTGGTAGCGCTGTCGCACCTTGCGCGCCAGCGGATCCCCGCGTGCGGCGAGCAAAGCAATCTCAGGGCCATACGTACGCAGCACTTCTTGCACGTGTTCCCAAGGCCAGTTCAGTACGCCCGCGGCGCTCATCATTCACTCACTCGATGCTCAGATGGTACGGCGCCCGCTCTGTCTGGCGTTCCCACGACCCCCGGTCTAAGGGGTTTGAGTCGTGCTACATCCGCGCGTGACTTCCCATTCAGCGACTTGAACGCTGAGCTGCAAGATCCCGCACGGGCGCCGTCCATATTCACAGCCCGTGCTGCGCCCAATTGCCGCGGTGGCGTCGGACTTCCACTTCGACGTTCAGCGCGTGGAGCAGCTTGTACGCATGCGTACGGTTCACACCGGCGGCGCGCGCCGCCGCAGCGACATTGCCGTCGGCGGCTTTGAGCGCCTGGCGCCAGTACGCGCGGGCCGCCTCGCGCATGCGCTGCGCGAACTCGCCCTGGCCAGCGAACAGCATCATGGGATCGTCTTCGAGGCGATATTGGACAACGCGCTTTCGGCGCCATGGGTGGTGTATGCCTTGAGCGCGAAGAACCAGGTGCCCGGGGTCAAGTTACTCACCACGTAGCTGGTAGCGCCGGCACTTTCGATCTGCGCAGTCTGTATCAGTGTGGCGGCGCTGGGGCCGTACAGCACGCGGAAACCGGCGAGATCGGTGAGCGGGGAATTGTCCTCGTTCCGTGTTGGGGCGATCCACGACAGGCGGGCAGTGCCGCTGGCAGGTAGCGTTACCGGCGTCCGCTCTTCGAGGATGTTGCTATAGGCACTGAACTCCTCGCCACTCACCGCGCGTACGCGATACTTCAGCGCCAAACCACCGGGGAGGTTGTTGTTGAGGTACGACGCCGCGGGCGCATTGACCGTCGCCAGCAGTGCGTAGTCCTCGCAGGTCCGGCCTGAGCAGCGCTCGATGGCATACGCGGTTGCGCGCGTCACGCTAGCCCAGCTGATCGTGATGTTACTGCGATCCGGGTTCGCTGCGTTCGGCGCGCGCACCGCGCTGATGACCGGAGCTGCAAGCGCCGGTGTTGGAGGCGTCTCGCACGCTCCCGCTGGCGGTACACTCGGCGCCCAACCCTCTGCGACCCAGCACGTCGGGGCCGGCGCGCTCGTGTGCGTGCGTGATTGCGACCAGACGCCGGTCGTACCGACAGGACAGTCCTCCGAGCGCGTTTCGTCCGCAGGTTTCTCAGGACACGGCTCCGGCTCCGGCTGCGGGCCGGGCACTGGCGCAGTCCGGTTGATGCGATACGTCCCACCCTGCACCTTCGCTCCGGTCGGATTGTTGATGCACTCGATGATCGCGATCTCGGGGCGCTGATGATTGCTGATCGGCGCGCCGCTCGCGTCCTGACACTGCCAATCGTAGGGTGTGGTGCGCGTCGGCTTTTCGATCTTCGCCTCCGCTGCACCAATCACTCCACCCAGCAGCATTGCAATCAGCACTACCGCTGTTTTGTGCAGATAACTCGTCTTCATGATGCCCTCCCTCAACATGGTCGTATCAACCCCTCTACGTCACTCTCGAACTACGCGGGCCGCCGGCGCCGCGAAACTGCGATAAGCCCAATGCGCGATGAGCAACGCTTCCGCTCGCCCGTGATCCTTCACGCGATCCAGATCCGCGCTTGGAAAGAGCATGCGTGCGCGCGTGAGGCTGGTAGCCTTCTTCTCCTTGTCCGAGGCCTTCGGCATCAACAATCCGAGCGCCGCCTTCCATTTCTGCGGTGTGACGAGCTCGATCGAGACGCCGGCGATCTGCAGCGCTGCCAGCGTGGAACCCAGCGTCATGCCCTTACTGTTCGCCGCGACTGTACCGAGCTTGGGCATTGCATGCGTTGCCTCTACGAACGCACGCGGCATTTGCATATCACCATCCTTGAGCTTCGCTTCTCGGACCAGTGCGATCAGTGGCAATGGATCCACCCACTTCGATTTGCCATGCACGCAGATGGGCAGATCCGCCACGCTCACCAGCTGAGCGCAGCCATCGATAAAAGCGATAGCGCCCGTAATTCCGACATCGACACCGATCGTAAGCATGAGTTGTTCTCAGGTTTTTACGGCAATGGCACCTTTTGATGGAATGCCACACACAAAGCATCCCCAGCCATTGAATCCCTTGGGTGCTTCGAACGCCAAGCACAGCACGTTGCGCACCGAGCCATCGTCGGGCTTACCGCATGCGCAACAGCTGCCGAGCGAGTCCATCAGTGCGGCCGCGTCTCGTCGACGTCCGATTTGCGTCGACTTGGCTTGTCGCTGTCATCGTCATCGCCGTTATCCTCGTCGGGATCCGCTCCACCATCGAGCTGCAGCTTTCCTTGGTTGTCCGTGTTTTCTTTCGCTGCTTCCTCATCGATGGCCGCAAACGAGAGGTTAAGGGTCACGACCTTGCCGAAGAACTCCTCGAGATCGAGCGTATCGACCTTGCGCGGCAACACGGCCGTAAGCGTTAACGACATCAGCCCGTACGCACGCTCGTTTTTGACCTTGACGCTGATGTTCCTGATCTTGCCGCCTTCGAAGTCGAGCTCTTTCTTCGACACGCCGAAGATGATTGCGCCGTAGACATCCTTGTACGCCTGGTCGAGCCAGATCGTGCCGACGTTGTCCTGCGCCGGTTTGGGCGGTGTGGTGCCATAGTCGAAGAAGAACCGATCAGCGATTTCGCTGCCGAACAGTTCGTTGAACTGATTCTTCGTCAGTGCGATCTGCGTGAAGCGGATGTCGCGGGCCGCGACGAGCTCGCCGGCGTCGCCGCCCTCCTCGCCCTCACCCGATTGCATCCGCACGTTATGCACGGACAGTTTCTTCGCCATCATCGCCGACTTCTGAAATCTCACGACACGCCTCCCGTCGGCTGTGGCACTCGGGACTCCAGCAGCGAGAACCAGCCGTACGGCTCCTCGCTGCTCGCATCGATCTTCGGCACTGAACCAGCGGGATAGGGCTCGCCGTGATCCGGAAAGACCATCGCGTTGATACAACAACTTTCACTCCATGCGCGGTTCACGATCGCTGGATGCTCGTCTACGCCATTCGATAGCGGCCGATTGCGATCACGCACGATAACGGTGTCGCCGAGCTTGACCTGGCGATCCCCGATCTCGCGCTTCGCCTGGCCGACTTGGAACGGCATCCATTGTGCAAAGCGTGTTGGCGGCTGCGGGAGACCATCCCGTACCAGTTCCACCGATGTCTCGGCGCGCGAGACGCCATTGTGATCGAGCACCTGCAGATTGATGCAGCTGTCCGAGTGCACGAATACGATCGTCGCGTCTTCGGGCTGCTCGTCGCTGGTTCGCGGAGCATCTGCCCAGAACCACACCTTTCGGCCAATCGTCGGCTTGATCATCGTCGTTCTCCTCATGCGGCAGCGGGATGCTGCGGCGGTTGTTGTTCCTGCTCGTGATCTGCGTTGAGTTGACGCAGATGTGCATTGAGCTGGCGCAGCACTGAGCCCTTGTTGACTGAGCCACAAACGTGCTGCGCAAATCGATTCGCATCGAGATTAGTCGTGCCAAACCAGCCGTCGTACCAATCGATGAGCCGGCCATCGCGCATCACCCGCGCGCGCGCGACGTGATAGCGAGCGCATTGGCTCACCGCGTGATACTCGGAGGTGACACGCCATTTCAGCATCGCGTTCGACCAAGGTGAAACCAAGTTTTCGCACTCACAAGCCATCACCGATCTGCGCGAAACCGCCAGGCAATCGGCGGTTGATTTCCGGAGAGGGTGCGATCTGCGGCAACGCTAAACGCGTGCTCTCCACGTCCGAGAGTTCCTCGTATGCGCAGAGAAATCGACGCTGGACATGCGGTAAATCACGCTCCTCATCAGCCATGGCGATGGCGCGAAAGCCCCCAACCGCAGCTGCGGCCCGCGCAATGCGACCGGCCGGCAGGCGCTCGGGGCTGCGCCAATCCAGGCACGCGCGCAGCACGATGGTCCAGGCCTCCGATGGGGTCGGCTCAGCCGCTCGGCGCAGCGCGTTGAACTCGACCGGCCGCGGCATGAATTTCGCACTCGCCATCAGGTGCGCGGCGGCGGACTTGAAATCCTCGAATGTCCAATCGCGCAGCGCCAGCCAGTACGCATCGAGCACTAGGCCATCCAGTTCCTGTCCGTACATGCGGCCCATGCCGCACAGCACGGCGCGAAAGCGTTTGCCGTCGAGCTCAACCATTGGCTGCCTCCCGTCGCTTGGCACGCGTCTCTGGCGGCTCCCAGTCCTCGGTCTGCTCGATGATTCGCCGCGTCTGCGCTGAGAGGTTGGTGCGCGGCGGTTCAGCGTAGAACTTCATCCCAGCGTCGATTTTCCCGGCATCGCGCAGCAGCAGTTCGATGCTGTCGTAGACCGTGGCTCGGTCGTTCTGGCCCATGTGGTGCGGGGAGTTGCGATAGCCGCTGATCGACTGGCACAAGTCAGCTTCGCTGTAGGCATGCAGCGCTTTTGCGATCAGCTTGCGGCGTTTCTCGTCGAGATTTGCTCGCGGGTGGTCGTGCACGGTTCGCCAGTGCTCGAAGACGCGCTGGATGGCGTCTGTGGGGATTTTTCCCACACCCACGGGCTCCGAACCGTTCGCGGTCGAGCGCTCGGGCTCGACATGGTTCGGTAGAACTCTTCCCTTGACTTCTCTTCTCTTCTCTTCCCTTCCCTTCTCTTGGATAGAAGGCTCTGAAGTAGACTTCAGTGCGCTCTCAGGTGGGGTTGAGTCGTCTCTGAAATCAACTTCAGAAGACTCACTAGAGCGCTCTAAGTCGTCCTCAGGTGGATCACTAGAACCGCCGTTAGAGCCATCACTAGACGGCTCACTAGTGCGCTCACTAGAAATGAAATACAAACCGACTTTTTTGAGCTTCGCGCGCACCCAGCCTGGTGCGTGATCTGACCAGTCGTGCACCACGTAGCGGTGAGTTAGATCTGCATCGATGAGTCCGGACTGTAGTAGCGACTGCATGAAGACCTGGGGGTCGCCCATCCAATCGCACGCACGGGCGATCGCTCCGTCCGACCACTTGCCGATGTTCCCCTGGGGCGCCATCTCGCTGGCGAAGGCCCATAGCAGCTCGAGGTGGCCGAGAGCAGTCGGCCGCGTAACGTCGAGCCGCGAGGCAAAGTCGAGCATCTTGGGATGCTTCAGGGCGTTGAGCTTCACGCCACGCTCCTCGGCCCGACAAATTCAGGCAAGCGCAGCTGACACAGCCAGATGAACAATACATCAAGCTCATCCGCGTTCTGCGCCTGCTCGAGCGTCATCACAAGAAATCCTCTCGCACTCCGGGATCGCCCCGGAGCTGCTGTCGTCTTTGTTGATCGCGCCAGAGCCCCTCACAGGGGGGTCTGGTTGTTCGCCGCTCGTGAGTCAGTCCGCACGTGCGACCCGCCATCTTTTCGTGTTGCAGTGCCTAGGGCACGGCTGATCGAAGCTCAAAAAACCGGCGCCGGAACCGCTCGCAGTACACTGGCGAGGTAACCAACCGCTCCATTTCCTGCGAGGGTCCCGACATGAACCCGTACGACGCCTTCACGTTCGCTGCCTCCGCGCTGCTGCATGCCCTGTGCGCGACACATCCAGATCCGGTGCGCCTGCAGTCGGCGTTTGTCTTCGAGATAAGCCGCGTGCTGTCTCAACTGGAGCAACATCCGCTCGGGCCCACATTTGCAGCCGAAGTGCGACAGCACTGCGACAACCTGCTCGGCAGAATCCCGGCGGCATGAGCGAATCAATCAGCCGCTCAATCGCAGCCAGCTCAATGGCATCCTGCAGCAGTTGCTCGGCCGCACGATTGCGAAACCGCGACCAGTCAGTGGGCTTTACGGCCGCAACGCTCATCGCTGCTTGTTGCTCATGCAGTGCTTCGCGGACGATGTCCTGCTTGTCGCGCCCGCTTCGGCGCGACTTGGATTCCAGCCACACGCGCGTTTCACGAGTGAGCTTTGCCCGAAAGTCAAAGAGGTCGGCGGCCATGGATTAAGAAGGCATCGGTCGCGGATCAGGCTGAAGCGCGAATAGGCGGCCCCGGAGAATGTGTATCCAACGGATATAGATCAGGCCGCAATTCATGACGGCTGACACCACTGACGCGCTCGATATCCAGCACGCGTTCGGCCGGAATCTTGGTGTTCTTCCATTTCGTGATTGCTTGTGGCGACACGCCTACGAGCTCAGCCAGGGTTCGCTGGGATCCGACTGCGTTCGCGGCTCGATCTACCGGATGGACTGTCTCTGTGGGTTCGCTCATAGCGATAGAAAATACACCGCTGGTTTATGTTCTGTCTACCGCTGGCTGATTGCTCACCTAGCGCTCACGGCGAACAATCAACCAATGGTGAACACTCCGCCGACTGAAAAGCGGCCCAGGCCGACGCCGGCCCCAGACCCGCGGGCGTATGACACTTTCGCTTCGTGGCTACGTGAGTCCGTACGAGAGCGTGGCCTACAGCGCCAGCTCGCAAACTATTGCGAGGCCAGTCCGCAAAGCGTTACGAAATGGCTGACAAAATCGACCCCGGGAATTCCGGCTCTCAAACAGATTGCAAGCTGGGCGCGCGTCGACGTGATGGACCTGCGGCGCCTTATCGATGGGACGTTCGATGACCCACAGTTCGATGCTGGAGTTGTTGGCAATAGCGATCAGTGGCCGTTTCGCTTTCAGCGTGCACGCTGGGAGCAGTTACTGCCGGGTCAGCGAAAGGATATCGAGGAGGTAGTGGAACGGATGGTGCGGGCCTATGAGGCCGGTAGCCCCGGTCCACGGCGGAAAAGTGGCTCCGGTCGACGAGCCCCAAAGCAACATCGTGCAGCTGGATAATTACAGGCATCGAAAGAAGCTCAAAGAATGATTCGTCCGCCTACGTTTCTGGTGCTGATCACAGTACGCGGCCATAGTTACCAGTTCCAAGTACCGTCAGGATTCCATCTGCTCCGTCGCGGTTTCACCAATCCGGCACGCTCTAGCGCCCTTCTTCCGATGGACGTGGGCTCATCCATGAAGGACCCCTTATCTCGACAATCCTCATCCGTCTCGTAACCGTGAGACCGAGCCTCCGAAAGCGACACGATGTGTGCACTCGAAATGCGCTGGCTGTAAACGTTAGCGCACGGTGGCGCCAGATACGTCTTTTTCTCTAGATCCAACACGACAATGGCATTGCCTGGCGCGACGCTCACTATCTTGGATCCGAACGCTACGATCACCGCAACCACGAGCAACGCAAGAGCATACCCGCCAGCGCTCTTAACGAATCCTGTAACACTCGCCGAATCCATTTCAGTTCTCGATCACGAAAATCGCCAGCCCTGAACCGGCCTTGTGTATGACGGGCACAGCGACCCCCGTGCCATAGGCATAGCCGCCTGCCGCGGTGGCGGACCCGCTGTTTACTGCGCCGGCGTACTGGTCCCCTGCCCCAGTCAGCATCACGCCGTTGGCACCGAGTTCGGCCGCCTCTTCCTTCAGCCGCTCGATAACCTTGTTCATCTTGCCTTGGTCGCTGATCGCCCAGGACGCCTTGCTCGAGGCCTCCAGAATCGCAATCTCTTCGTACTTCGCCGGCGCTCGAACATAGAGCTTCACCTGCTCGGGTGAAATCGCCGGGCGAGCCTGGCCGATCAGGACGTGCGACGAAGCACATCCGGCTAGCATCGCCGACGCAGTGAACCCCAGAAGCCAAAAAATCCGGTTACGCATTTCTGTGTGCTCCTTATTTTCCGTAGATCGACGTTGACACGGCCCCCACGGGGCAAACCGTGCTGGCGTTCCTGATTCTCGGGCGTGGCCGCGTGACCTCGGTCACGCTATTCCGTAAATACACTGACGGTTGATTTTAATAAACTACTGGTTTATCTTCAGCCACTGAGGGGCAACTGCTATTCCACCGCCGCCCTCACGATGCAGGTCACAGGATGAACGAACAACACACCGCCGACGCCTACGACGCCGCGACCGATCTGAAGGCCGACTATCAGACTGCAGAGGCCGCCGCGTCCCGCTACATCAAGATCGGCGCCGGCGGCGAGCAGCTTCCCATTGACGCAACCACCTGGTCCGCCGTGCTAGGCACGCGCACCGGCCTCATGTGGTCGGTGGAAGAGAGCCCGAAGATGACGCAGCCGAAATGCGTCGAGTACGCGCGGGACCTGGGGGCCGCGGGTTTCTCCGATTGGCAGCTGCCGACGCTCGCTCAGCTTGAGACGCTGCGCGACGTGACCCGGTACTCGCCGGCGATCGACACGGCGTACTTCCCCGGCTGTAAGTCGGACTGGTATTGGACCTCGACTCCGGCAGCAGGCTCGCCCGGCTATTGCTGCGCGTGGTTCGTCGATTTCGGTGACGGCGGCGCGGGCTGGTACTACCACGGCGGCAACGGTTTCGTCCGCGCCGTGCGCGTCGGTCAGTCCTTGGGGCTTGGCTAATGGACGGCTTCGATTACCGAACAGGTCAAGGTGTCCGTCACCCGATCGCGGTGTGGCGCGAGCACATGCGCACAGTACTGGAGGCGCGCGGCTTTCGCCGGGCCGAACACGGTGAGACGTTCGCGCATGGCAGCGACGGCAAGATCGTGTTCGAGGTCTACAGCAACGTGGCACTGCGAGGCGATCAGCAATGAGCGCGCGGCACACACTTTCGGAGCCCGAGACTCGCGTCGGCCACTGCTGCGGTTGCCACCAGTGCCCGATACCGCTGTTCAAGGTGCAGGGCGTCTACCGTTACCGCTGCGCGGACTGCTTTGAGCGCGAGACAGGATTCCGACACTACCTGTCACCATCGCGCACCGTGATCGCGCTGGAGATGCAGTCATGACCGCCCCGTCGAGGTGCTCTGGAACGCCGTCACGAGCGGCAACACCCGGCGGATCATCGAGCTAATGCGAGAGCAGGCCGACATGTGCCACGTGGAGCCGACGGATGCCGAGTTGCGCGAGCGACTGCGTCACGAGCAGCAGAGCGAGCCGCGCGAACACGCATGGTCGCCCTGGGACGACGATACCGGGCTACCGAAGCGGGGGCCGATGTGAACGCACGTCCCCTCGCCTGCGGCGGCGTGAACAGCGTGCGCGTAGAACATTCGCGCGGCCATTGGTCAGCGCATGAAACCGAAACGCGCACCGCCATCAAGGATGACAAGGGTCGCACTGTCGCCTACGTGCAGCTCGGCCCGAATCAGGACTTCGATGCCGCGCTGATCGCGACCGCTCCCGCTCTGCTCGGGTTGGCGCGGCGGTACGCGGAGGAATGCATGGAATGTGCTGGCGTTGGCGTGCAGATCGATAACTCGCCGTGCGATGACTGCCGCGACATTCGCGAAGTGATCGCGCAAGCGACTTTCGTGGACGAATAGCGTATGAGCCACCGCAGCCTCGCCGCCGAAGATCAAATCCGCGCCAAGGTGCGCATGGTCGTGGCCGATGAACAATCCTTCGGCGTGCTCTCCACCGGCGAGAAGATCGCCGTCGCCATGGTGCTTGATCGCTACGATCTCGTGAAAGAGGCGTGGGGCACGATGTTGGCGGCGGCTGATCGCCTCGGTGACACGTGGCTGCGCGCTTCTCTCCAGGTGCAGCGTGACGGCTGGGAGGCCGAGTGACCAATGGACTATCTCGCCACGAAGAACGCAATCGCACGGCTTCGCTGGAAGGTGCGCTGGTGCGAACGCGGCGGTTCGCAATGGCCCGCGCGTGATCTTCCGGATCTGCGCACCGAGCACGAACTCAGATACTGGCGCACCGTGCAGTTTCGTCTCTACCGCGCCCGGCGCGATCTCATCCACAAGCGTGCCAAACGCGAGCGGTTGCAGCGACCGCTCCTGGTCGGCCGCGCCGCGCAGCACCTCAACATCGCGGAGGTTCCATGAAAGAGCTCGATGACCTCTGGAATAAAGCCGAGCGCAATCCAGGCCACCCGATTCCCGTGGGCCGACTCGTGGTGTGCGACAGCTGCTCGGAGGACTTCACCGATTCGCCATTGCAGGGTGGTCTGATCTTTCAATCCAAGGCCATCTGTCCGACGTGCGCACCGACCTGGGAGCAGCGCATCCAAGAATTCGGCGAGGAGCGCCTCATTCGCATGCGGTGCCGATCAGGCCAGACCTTCGGCGACTTCGTGCGCGCTTATCGCGGGCCGAATGCGGCGATCTCTTTCACACCATTGTCGGTGGACAAGTTATGACGGCAAGCAAATCACAGGTTGCTCTGCTGCCGACGCTCCCGACCTTGATCGTGGAGTTCGATCCGCACATTCGGCTCGGCGAGATCCTGCAGAAGCTCGGGCCCGAGTACCTCGTGCATGCGACCTGCAACGGGCCCGTGCGAGTCACATTCAGGCAACCACACCGGATCGAGAGCAAGTAATGCCGTTCGGACCTGGCAAATACGACGAAATCTGCACGTATGTCCGTGAACAGATAAACGCGAGTGGAGTGCTCGTGATCGTGTTGGGCGGCAACAAAGGTTCTGGCTTCTCGTGCCAGGCCGATCTAATGACCACGTTGCAGCTGCCTGAGGTTCTTGAATCGGTTGCCGCGGCCATTCGCAAGGAGCGAGTTGCAGCAGCGTGTCAGGCGATGGAGAAGGCGAATGACGCCCACTGACCCGCACACGGCGCTCACGATCTGGAAGTTCGCTCTGCAAATGAAGGACGAGCAGCCGGTGCTCATGCCCGCGGGTGCATGTGGTTGTGCCCACTGGCGCCGATGCGTCCATTGCGGACAGTGGGACGATCCCAGAAATCTCTACATACCGCCACGCCGAGGCTCAATCGAACACCGCCGCTGTGGTAACACCTATCGAAAGGCGTGGCAGAAGATCCACAAGCCGTGGAGGCGGGCATGACTCTGTCTGCCGCACAACATGCGGCTCGGTCCGCTCGTCTCGGCGGCTCCGATACTGCAGCCGCGCTTGGGATGTCGCGCTACAAAACCGCTTACCAGTTGTATCTCGAAAAGCGTGGCGAAACGCCGATCTCTATCGAGGAGACGAACGCGATTCGCATGGGTCGATTGCTTGAACCAGTGGTGCGCCAGGTCTATAGCGATGACACGGGGTATGTGGTGCGCGCGCCGGACACGCTGTTTCATCCTACGTACGACTGGATGGTCGCGCACATCGATGGAGTTGTGGTCGAGCATGATCGCGGCTGGGAAGGAAAGAGCTGCGCGGTACCCCACTTCGAGGAGTGGGGCGAGCAAGGCTCAGATGAAGTGCCTCAGGAATATATTCTGCAGTTGCAGAAATACCTCATCGTCACCGGTTTGCCTATGTGGGATCTGAGCGTCATCACCGGCCGCTTCACGGTTCGCCACTACACGATCCATGCCGACTCGGAACTGCAGCGTTTGATCATCGATGGTGAGGCGGAATTCATCGAGCGGGTTCGGTCGGGTAACCCGCCTCCGCTTGATTACAAGCACCGCACTGCGCTCGAACTGCTGAAGGCGGTGTACCCCGGGACCAACGGGGCGCGCATTGAGGCGACCGAAGAAATGATCGCGTGCCGCGCGCATCTGGATGCCGCGAACGATGCAATCAAGACAGCCAAGGGCGTCGTGGACGAGATGAAAGCCCGCTTGCTTGATTTCATGGGCGAAGCCGCTCTGCTCTGCTTTCGTGACGGGAAGTGCTTCAGGCGTCAGAAACAGAACCGTGCGGCCTACTCCGTCGATGCCACGTCTTTCATCGCTTGTCGCTTTATCCACGATCCCACAGGAACCCGCCGCAAATGAGCACCGCAGAGAACGACACCAGAGTCGCCAACCCGTTTGCGAATGCACCGGTTGTGGCGGTACCCAGCGGCGCCTCCGCTGCCGCCCTCGTGCAACGCGAAATCGCCGAGATCCAGGCTGCAATGACCGTGGCCAAGAAGTTCCCACGGGATCCGAAACTGTCGGTGGATCGCATCACGAACGCCTTTTCGCGCACGACACTCGCTGAGTGCACGTTCTATTCGTATGCGCGTGGCGGCTCCAGCATCAGCGGACTGTCGATCCGCGCAGCCGAGCAGCTCGCGAGAGATTGGGGGAACATCAAATGCGGTGTGAAAGAGCTTTCGCGTGGCAATGGACAATCCGAAGTGCTCACCTACGCGTGGGACCTCGAGACCGGATTCAGTGACGAGAAAATCTTCTTCGTGAAGCACTGGCGCGACACGAAGAAAGGCGGTTACGCGGTCTCCGATGAGCGCGACGTTTATGAAGTGGTCGCAAATGTCGCGGCGCGCCGCAAGCGCGCCTGCATTCTCGCGGTGATTCCCGGCGATGTGCAGGAGATCGCAGAGCGACAGGCCACGGTGACACTTAAGACCAAGGTGAAGATCACGCCGGAGCTCATTCAGAGCCTGATCGACAAGTTCACCGAGTTCGACGTGACTAAATCGATGCTCGAGCGTCGCATCCAACGCGCGATCGAGGCGATCGAGCCCGGCCAGGTGATCCAGCTCGGTCGCATCTACAACTCGCTGCGCGACAATATGGCCGTCGTCGCGGATTTCTTCGAGCCTGATACCCAGGCATTGAACGCCACCGAAGGCGAGGAGCCCGAGAAGAAGGGCACCGAAGGCGTGAAGGAGAAGCTCAAGGCCAAGCAAGCCAACAAGGCGAGTGCCGCCGGCCAGCAGCAGCAAAAGGACGCGAAGGACCTCGGCAGCCACATCCCTCAATTCGATGAGAAGAGCGCGATTGAGAAGGTCCGCAAGCAGCAGACCAAGGAAGCAGTGCTTGCCGCCTATGATGTCGTTGTGAAGGATTTCGAGCTCACCGGCCGCGATCTGCCGGTGTCGATCGAGGCGGCGAAGAACGACCGCATCGCAGCGCTCGAGCAGATCTAGTCCCATGGCCGCTCGCCCGTCTGGCGCCTTTTCGAATGAAGTCTTCTGCCCCCGGCTCACGACGTGGACAGAACTTCATTGCCAGGCGGGCGGGTCGGTCGCCAATCCAGGAGAACGACCATGTTGATACTGACGCGCCGGCCCGGAGAGACGCTCCGCATCGGCGATGACATCGAGATCAGTGTGCTGAGCGTGAAAGGAGCGCAGGTCCGCATCGGCGTGACTGCGCCCAGGAACGTACCTGTGCACCGCGAAGAGATCTATGCGCGCATCGCCGCCCAGAACGGTGGACGCGTCGGCGTAGGCGTCGGGCAGCGCCGCGCCGTCAGCTAGGTTGCAAGCCGGAGGCGAACTCATCGCCTGATGAGACCGGCGGGTTCCGAGACGGCTCGGAGAGACGAGCAACCACGAAAGGCGATACGCAGAAGGGCAACGATTATGGGCATTCCTCAATTCAATGACCTGACTGTACTGCGCATGCAGGTCATGAACGTGAAGCGGGCGCGGCTGATCGACATCACGCCGACCGAAGTCATCACCAAGATTGCTGGCAAGAACAGACAGGGCAAAACCTCGTTCATGAATGGGGTCGAGTGGCTGTTCGGCGGCAAGGCCAAGATCCAGATGGAGCCGATTCATCGTGGCCAGCAGGTGGGGCGCTTGTACGCGGAGCTCGGCAAGGAGGGCGGGCCGGTGGAGCTGCTCGTCACGCGCACGCTGCGCATGGTCGACGACGTGGAGTGGACCACCAGTGTCACCATCGAAACGCCGTCGGGGGCGACGTTCGGCAAGGCGCAGACGTTGCTCGACGCGCTGGCCGGCAACCTGTCTTTCGATCCGTCGTTGTTCTGGAAGATGAAGCCGCGCGAGCAGTTCGACGCATTGCGCTCGTTCGTGCCCGACTACGATTTCGATCTCAACAAATCGCTCAATGACGGCGATTACAAGAAGCGCACCGACATCAATCGAGACGCCGACAAGGCCCTCAAGGCCGCCTCACTGATCCTCGTGCGGCAAGGCACGCCCGATGAGCCGATCGACGTATCGGAGCTCGGCGCGCAACTGGAGGCCGCCGGCGAACACAACACGCAGATCGTTCGGCGCCGGAACAACCGGACGATCAAGCAGAACGAGGCGGATGCGCTCAGGGTCCAGGCCGAGAGCCATCGCAGGCGCGCGGCACAACTGCGCGCCGAAGCCGATGAGCAGGATGTGCTCGCGGAGCAAACACTGGTGGATGCCACCGCGATCGACCAAATGATCGCTGAAGCCCCTGACCTGCCCGAGCCGAAGAGCACCGAGGCAATTCGTAGGCAGATCGACGATGCCAACGTCATCAATGCCGCCGTCGCCGAGAAGCAACGCAAGGCTCGGCTGATTGCAGAAGCCAAAGAGTATGAATGGCAGTCCGACGAGCTGACTGCACGCATGGTCGAGCGCGAGCAGGCGAAGCGGGACGCGATCGCCAAGGGGCATCTGCCGGTGGACGGCCTGGGCTTCGGGGACGGCTGCATCACGCTGAATGGCTTTCCGCTCGACCAGGCCAGTACGGCCGAGTCCATCGACGCCTGCGTGTCGATCGCCATGGCGCTCAATCCGACGCTGAAAGTCATCCTGATCCGCGACGGCTCATCGCTGGATTCGGAGATGCGAGAGCGCATCGCGCTGCGCGCCGGCGAGAAAGGCTATCGGGTATTCATGGAGTGCGTCGATAACGAGGGCGGTGAGCGCATCACGATCGAGGACGGTGTGGTCAAGGGCGCGCCGCCGCCGCCCGAGGAGGATGCAGCATCGCGGCCGCGCAAGTCGCTCGGCTCGAGGGGAGCGCAGGCATGACTGCCACCTGCCTACCGGCCGAGAACCGCCCGCAGCGGTACAAGCACTCGTAATGGGCGCATTCGTCGATCTCACGGGCCGCGCATTTGGACGTTTTGCCGTACAAAAAAGAGCTATCAACTCTCGTTGGCGTGAGACTCGATGGGAGTGTCTATGCCAGTGCGGGCACAGTTCAATTGTCCGTGCCAAGCATCTCTTATCCGGCCGTAGTCGTTCTTGCGGATGTCTGAAGCGCGAACTAGCAGTGGCTCTGCACCGAGTGCACGGGCGGACAAAGACGCCTGTATACCGCTCATGGCAGATGATGTTGAACCGTTGCTACAACGAGCGTGGCAAGGATTATCGCCGCTATGGCGGTCGCGGGATAACGGTGTGCGATCGGTGGCGTTTCGGAAACGGCGTTCATTCCGGCTTCGAATGTTTCCTCGCGGATATGGGCGAACGGCCACCGGCCACGTCTATAGATCGCTACCCGGATAACGATGGCAACTACGAACCCAGAAACTGTCGGTGGGCGACTCAAAGTCAACAGTGCTTCAACAAGTCGCATCCGCGGCGTGCGCGCAAGCGCGACGCCGGCATGCGCCTAGCGAAGGAGGCGGTTGGATGACATCTATCATTCTTGATGTTGAGACGACGGGTATTGATGAGCCGGAAGTCATCGAGCTTGCCTTTATGGGGCCACTTGATGCGCCCTTGTCTGACGCATCGACCATCGAATATCGATACCGCCCGAGCAAGCCAATCACCTTGGGGGCGATGGCAACTCACGGCATCATCGAAGCTGACCTCGCCGATTGTGAACCGTGGAGCGCGAGTGCTTTCACGCTTCCGAGCTCCACACAGTTTTTAGTAGGCCACGGTATCGATTACGACTGGAAGGCGATCGGCTCACCTGACATCCGACGTATCTGCACACTCGCCCTCGCCCGCGCGGCTTGGCCGACTCTCGATTCACATAAGCTCTCGGCATTGATCTATCACCTGTATCCGCACGGCATGGCGCGCGAGCTCGTGAAAGGAGCGCACAACGCCGCAGCCGATGTCGGGCTGTGCTATCGCGTGCTCGGTGCGCTCTGGGATGTCGCCGGACGGCCCGACACGTGGGAGCGGTTCTGGCAGATCTCGGAGAAGGCGCGCGTCCCCAAGGTGATGAGCTTCGGCAAGTTCGGTCCGAAGAATGGCCAGCCCGGCATGTTGATCAGTGAACTGCGACGCAAGAACCCGAGCTACGTGCGTTGGCTCCTCAGCGGTGCATGCGATCAGGTCAACGATGATCCGTATCTGCAGAAGGCGCTCACGCAATGAGCCA